GATCAACTCGGCCTTATCGCTGTTCATTCGGTTGTTTATGGCCGCATGCAGAAAAACAACCTGATCGACATGATCCCGGATTCCCAAGGCGTTTATAACATTCCTACTTTCAACGGGATGATTGTGATCGTTGATGACGGAATGCCAGCATCGAGCGGCGTTTATGAGTCCTGGTTGTTCGGTCGTGGAAGTATCCGCTTTGGTCAAGGAAGTCCGAAAATTCCTCTCGAATCCATGCGCGCTCCTGCGGCTGGTAATGGCGGTGGTCAAGACACTCTTTATCACCGCTGGGAATGGGTTATTCATCCAGTAGGCTGCAAATATGCCGGTACCGCCCCAACTGGCGGCCCAAGCAACGCGGCAACCAGCAACAACCTCGCGCACGCCGCATCTTGGCAGCGCGTATTCCCTGAACGTAAACAAATCCACATTGCACGCTTAATCACGCGCGAAGCATAAGTTTTTCAATAACTGAAAGCTTTCTTAAGTTCAATTAAACGCGAGGATTAATCATGACAAAAGGTCGAATTAGAAGCCAAAGCAGGCCGGTGAACGGTGGTAAACGTCAGCCGATCATTCGCCAGAAAATCAAGTTCGTTGACAAGGTGATATCGGTTGTCAATGGTGCGCCAGGTTACGGGAGTGTTGCGGCATTCACTCTGCCAGAAGGTAATGTTTTGCTGCACGGTTTCATCGGGTACATCAAGTTATCTACCTCTGACGCGGATATTACTGCCACGTTCGATGGGGATATCTCAGTAGGCACGGCCGCTACTGCTGACGGCACGCTATCCGGTTCTGAGGTGAATCTGGTTGCCAGCACTCCGCTGAACGCCGCAACCGCCAAAGTTTCTCCGCTAGTACGTCTCACTTCCAGCTCCACCACAACCGGTGTTATCCACGATAACACGGCGGCGGATCTGCTCTTTTACTTCAACCTGTTGATCGATGATGCTGCAATTGCTGGCGCGGCTGATTTCTTGATCAACGGCTACGTTGAAGCTGTTTATACGGTATTGGGAGACGATTAATCATGCCACCAGAAATTACTGACACAACCTCCACCGCCGAAAATACTACGCTGGAAGCCGAAGCAAAAGCTAAAGCCAAGGCGGAAGCTAAGGCGGCCGAAAAAGCCAAGGCCGAAGAAACCGCCAAAGCTGCGGCTCTAGCTGAACAGGAAGCGGCTGCGAAACTTCAGGCGGAAGAAGATGAAAAAGCAGCCGCAGCAAAACTTCAGGCAGATGCTGAAGAGGAGGCCAGAAAAGCGGAAGAAGAAAAGCCGCTGGATATGTCTCTGGATGCACGCATGGCGCGCGCCAAAGATGCGCTGGCTGAAGCTATTGATGCGCAAAACCAGATCAACCGTATTGTCGCCGAGAAAACCAAAGAACTCGATGAGTTAATCATCGAGCAGACCGGATCTCCTGACAATAACCCCATGACTGAAATCCAGTTCTATTTGACCTCGCAGCAACGCAAACGCGAGCAAAAAGCAGAGCAGCGCAAGCAAATGCTTGATCAAGGTGTCGATGCGGCCGAATTAATCAGAAGGCTGGATGGCCGTGCGCCGGTAGATCAGAGACCGCCGTTGAGGAAAGTTCATCCTATCGTAGCGCAGGCAGTTAAAACAAACGCAGTAGCCTAATAGGTGAGATATGTCACTGGTCATTGAGGACGGGTCCGGAAAAAGCGATGCTCAGTCATATCTGAGCCTTGCTGATGCCGATGCCTACTTCACGGCAAGAGGCATTGCTGCATGGACCGGTGCAAATTCGGCGAAAGAAGCGGCTTTGATCGCTGCCACTGAGTACATTGATATTCGCTGGGGTGATTTGCTGAAAGGTTCGCTGGAATTTCCTGATGTTCAAGCGCTTCTGTTCCCGCGCCTGAATGTTTATGACAACGAGGGCAGGGCATTAACCGGCATTCCGCAACGGCTTGAGCGTGCAACGGCTGAATACGCCTTGATATCGCTCAGTCAATCATTAATGCCAAACCCAACAATCGAAAGCAGCGGGAAAGTGGTCATTGAAGAATCGGACGAAACCGGACCGATTAAAGAAACTAAAAAATACCAGTCCGGATACCTGACAAAAAGACCATATCCAAAAGCTGATGCGCTTATGGCCTGCTTCATTCTTGGTTCCGGAATAACGCGGGTGTACGTGTAATGGACTACGCCGCCAGACTTTCCAAGGTAAAAGAAAAAATCCGCGCCAAAGGTCGGCAGATAACGCTATCAAGCCTTGATCCAGATAGCGCAGACGCCAACAAACCATGGCTGCCAACAAATAACCCAAGGAATCAGTGGAAAACAGACTATGTTAGCGTTTATGCAGTAAATGTGCCAATTAGCTCCGCTGGCAGTCTAGGCATGCGTTCTGAGGCCATTGAATTATACGGGGAGGCAAAAAGCGTTTACATCGTCGAGCCAGGTGACATAAACCCGGAAGGGCTTGACCAATACCAGCTTGTTACCGATGGCGGACAGGAATTCAAGATAACTTTTATTGAAAAGCTTAAACCGGCTGATTTGACGCTGCTTTACTACATCGGAGTGAACAGCTGATGCCTACGCCACAGCAAGCCACTGATACGGTGTACGGCGCATTCAATACAGCCTGGGTGGTTAACTCAACTTATCCGGTCGTTTGGCCAAACAAGAAGCCTGACACGGAGCCAATGAAACAAGGCAATCCATGGGCATTTGTCCGGATTGCACACAAAACCGGGCGGCAAGTTTCTCTGCCTGGCGTGGATGGAAAAAGGATTTGGGAGCGAAAGGGCCAGCTTGTTTGTGAAATCTACACGCCAAGCGGAGAAGGCACACAAGCAGCGTACACGCTTGCCAGGCTCGTTGAATTAGCTTTTCTCGGCAAGACCATCGACAGCGTGCGGTTCAGAGCAATCCAGATCAAGGAAGGCGGGATTCACGGAAATTGGTTCCTGGTAACGGTAACAGCAGAGTTTGAATACGACGAAATTGTTTAATGACGGAGGTGCTAAATGACAACTAATGTTAATAAGATCGACAGTAATATTACCGGGCTGCGGATTGCTGACGAAAGCTCGATTGGTGTGTTGCCTGGTACTCCGATCTGGAATCAATATGAGCCGAACGACTATTCTGAGCTGGGCGCGAAAATATCGACCTTGGTACGAAATCCGATCACGGATGGACGGCAACGTAAAAAAGGCGTTGTTGTCGATCTTGAGGCCGGTTTTGGATTCAGTTCTGACTTCACGCAAACCAGCCACCAGAACATCCTGCAAGGTGTTTTCTTCGCAAATTACCGCACCAAGGCTGAACGTACCGACATTCCATCGGTGACCGTTAATGCCGGTGATGACACTTACGAGCTTGCGCTTACAAGCGGATTTTATGCTGGTTCCCTGGTTTTTGGATCGGGCTTCACCAACGCCGGTAACAGCGGACTTCATCGTATCACTACGGTAACTCTTAATACCTCGATTGCCGTGGCAGAAACACTCACCGCAGAAGCATCGCCGCCAACGGATAGCAAGCTTGTTGTTGTAGGTTTTCAATTTGGATCAGCAGATGCCACGATTGATGCATCCGGCACGCTGCCGAAGCTTGTTACCTCCACAAAGGATTTGACGCAGCTCGGTCTATCTGTTGGCGAGTGGGTGTATTTCGGCGGTGATGCTGCTGGGAATAACTTCGCAACTGCGGCAAATAACGGCTGGAAGCGAGTGCGGTCAATCGCCGCAAACGCTATTGAATTCGACAAATCGGCATCCGCAATGGTTACCGATAACGGTTCCGGAAAGACAATTCGCATTTGGTTCGGACGTAAACTGCAAAACGAAACCGGATCGAATATTGTCCGCAAAACGTACCAGCCAGAAGTAAGCCTGGGGGCGCCAGATACCGGCAGCCCAGCACAAATTCAAGGCATGTACGTTATCGGAGCCATCCCGAACCAATTCAGCCTTGATATTGGCACCGCGACCAAGATCACATCAAGCATGTCATTTATGGCTACCGATGCCGTGACCGTGGATGGACCGACCGGCTTGAAATCCGGTACCAGACCAACGCTTGTGTCCGCCGATGCGTACAACACAAGCTCGGACATGAAGCGCATGAAAATGTCGCTTGTCTCCTCAAGTGACGAAGCACCTGCGCCAATGTTCGCTTACCTGACCGACCTCAAGCTGGAAATCAATAACAACCTCAAGCAATCGAAGGCTGTGGGTGTTTTGGGATCGTTCGATATTTCCGCCGGCACGTTCGCAGTGAGCGGAAGCATGACCGCTTATTTCACTGA